GGCAGCCCGGCGCCCGGCAAGGGCTGGGTCACCCTCGATGACGGCTCGGACATCGTGCTCGCGCCCCCCGTCGCCTCGGCGCTCTACCCGTGCTGCTCGCACTGCACCCACCCGCCGACTGTCAGCGGCCATGGCCGGAGGTGCCTGCAGTGCCCGGCGTGAGCGCCCTGCTGGTGGCCGCGTTCGCAGCCGTGGTGCTGACCGGCCTGGTTGTCCCCGCCGGCCGCCGCTTGGTGTTCGGCTACTTCCGGCTGCTGCGGTGGATCTACGCGGAGTGGCCGCTGCGGAAGATCACCGGCCGGCGGCGGCCTGACTACGGGCGGATCGCCGAACTGGAGCGGGAGACGGGCATCGGCCAGCCCGTCATCGTCCATGCGCCCCCGAACGCCACGCCAGCCCAGATAGCCGCGGCCCGGCAGGAGGCCGTGCGCCTGGCAGGCGGGCTAATGCGTCCCGCTGAGCCGCCGCCGCTGCCCTGGCAGCCCAGAACCGGCTGGGTGACCTGCGATGTGGCGTCGGGGCGCACCTGCCCGCCGCACGTGTACGTGCAGGAGAGCGCCGGCTGCGTGATCTGCGGCGAGTGCCCGGCATGAGCGCAGCCGACGTGTATTTCCAGCCGCTGTGCACCTGCTGCCAGCGCCTGGAACGCCCGCCCACCCCGGCCGTCTACGAGTGGACCGGGCCGCACGGTAACCGCGAGCTGCTGTGCGTGCGCTGCTGCGCGGTCTGGCGCCAGAATGCCGTCGTCGACCCGTCGCTGACGCCCCGCGAGATCCACCAGCTGCCCGGCTGGCAGCACATCGGCACCGCTGATGCCATCGAGTGGGACATCGCGTGAGGTGCTTCTGCAAGCTCTCCAGCTGCGGCCCGGCCGTCTACCGCTGGACATTCGAAGAGAGCGGCAACGTCGTCCTGATATGCGCGCGGTGCTGCGCTCACTGGCGTGCGCATCCCGAGGATGGCCGCCCGGGCCGGATCGAGCAGATCACCGGCATGGTCTTCGCGCCGGTCGCATCCGAGCCGCTGATGTCCCGCGATGACGCGCCCGGCAATGAGGCGCCAGCCGACTACGACGGCTGATCGGCCACGCCAGCCTGGTATTCGGCCGGCGGCGGGGTCGGGTCGCTGAAGTTGTCGAGTATCCAGCTGACTACCCGGTAGCGGGTGCGGGGCGGCAGGGCGGTCATGATCCGCTCGATGCCGCTCATCGCGTCGATCTCCTGCCGCAGCGCCTCAGACCTGGCCACCTGTTAGCCCCCTCGCTTGACGACTGTTAGACCGGGACACTAACGGATCGGCGGTTACAGGGCGTAGGGTGGCGCGCAGCGGGCATGCGGCACCACAGACCGCGCGGGGGGCGTTAGTTCAGCGCGGAGGTGCCTGCTATCGCCCCCAAGGCGCTCGCGCCCGCGCCCCCGACGACCGACATCGGCACCCCGGACTTCTACTGGGGCACGTGGGGGCAGGGCCTCCTCACCGAATGGTGGGAGACCAGCGCCGACCTGATCTGGCCGCAGTCCGTGATCACGTACGGCAAGATGCGGCACGACCCCCAGCTGAAAGCCGTCCTGGCAGCGTTCATCCACCCCATGCTGCGGGCCACCTGGGCCGTCGACGGCGAGGGCTGCGACCCGGACGTGACCCGGCATGTCGCCGATGACCTGGGCCTGCCCGTGCAGGGCGTCGATGAGCATCCCGGCCCGGCGCGGCGCCGCGGCATCACCTGGCACCGGCACCTGCGGGCCGCCGCGCAGAAGCTGATCTTCGGCCACACGCTCTTCGAGCGCCGCTACGAGCTCGATGACAGCAAGCGCGGCCTGTACCACCTGGCGAACCTCGGCCCGCGGATGCCGTGGACGCTGGCGAACATCCGGCTGAACCGCGACGGCACGGTGATGGAGGTCCGGCAGACCACGCAGGCCGAGCCGATCCCCGGCGAGCGGCTGGTCTGGTACGCGCATGAGATGGAGGGCTCGGCGTGGGCCGGGATCTCGATGCTGCGGCCGGCGTTCGGGGCGTGGCTGCTGAAGCACGAGACGTGGCGGGTGCATGCCACCTCGATCCGGCGGTTCGGGATGGGCGTCCCGACGGTGGAGACGCCGCCGGGCGCGACGCAGGCGCAGGTCACCCAGGCGCAGGCGCTCGCCAGTTCGATCCGGGTCGGCGACCAGACCGGCGCGGGCATCCCGGCCGGCTTCAAGTTCTCCCTGGCCGGCATGACCGGCTCGGTGCCAGACGCGCTCGGCTTCATCAAGTACCTCGACCAGCAGATGTCCAAGATGGCGCTGGCCGGGATCATCGACCTGGGCCAGACCGAGATCGGCAGCCGCGCGCTCGGCGAGTCGTTCCTGGACCTGTTCGTGCTCGCCTTGCAGGGCCTGGCCGACGAGATCGCCACCGAGACGACCAGCGGCTACCCGGGCATGCCGGGCGCGGTCACGGACCTGGTGAACGTCAACTGGGGCGAGGACGAGCCGGTGCCGCGCGTGGTGTGCCCGGACATCGGCCAGGAGCACGAGCCGACGGCGCAGGCGCTGATGTGGCTGATGCAGTTCGGCGCGATCACCGCCGACCCGGAGCTCGAGGCGTACATCCGGCAGGCGTGGCGGCTGCCGCAGCGCAAGACCCCCCAGCCGGTCGTGGTGCCGAAGTCGCCGGGCGCCGCGGGTCCGGGCACGCCCGTGCCGGACACGCCGGGACCAGCCGGGCCGGGCGAGCCCGCGCCGACACCCGCCCCGGGCAAGACAGCCGCGGCCCGGCGGGGACGCCGGACCCGCGCGGCGATGCTCGCCGGCCTGCGCCGCAGCCTCAATGCCGCCGAGGTACGCGCGGGGTTCGATCCGGTCACCCTGCAAACGGACTGGCAGGCCGAGCTCGACTGGCTGCTCGCGCAGTGGACGCCGATCTTCACCGCGCAGCGTGACAGCCTCGTCGACCAGGTCATCGACTGGGCAGACAGCCCGGTCAAGCTGTCGGCGCTGAAGGTCGACACGAAGCCCGGCGCGCAGCTGCTCGCCGATGCCATGGCGACCGCGGCGGAGAAGGCGAAGGCCGGCATGATCGCCGAGGCGCAGCATCAGGGCGTCACGATCGCGCCGGGCAAGCCGAAGGTCAGCGGCTCGCGGCTGGCCAAGGTCGCATCCGCCCGGGCGGCCATGGCCGGCGGGTACGTCGCCGCGCAGGCGTCGCAGTTCGCGCTGCAGGTCGCGGGCGGCATCCCGGCCGCCGACGCCGGCGACTTCGTGGCAGCGAACCTGGACGGCCTGTCCCAGCGCTCGCTGCGCGACCAGCTCGGCGCCGCCCTGTCCGCGGCGCAGAACGCGGGCCGGCTCGCCGTGCTCGAGGCGGCACCGGAGAGCGCCGGGCAGGCGGAGTACGTGGCGACCGAGCTGCTCGACGACAACACGTGCGAGCACTGCACCGCGATCGACGGCACCTTGTTCCGGTCCCTGGATGAGGCGGAGGCCGCGTACCCGAACGGCGGCTACATCGAGTGCGAGGGCTTCGACCGGTGCCGCGGCACGGTCATGGGCGTCTGGGGCGGTGAGCTCTAGATGACCGTGACCGCCGTGAACATGCCCGCCCTGGTGACGGTGCCCGACGTGGACCTGGTGGCGGCCGGCTCCTGGGACCTGATGAGCGGCGAGGCCACGTTCACGCCCGAGGATCTGGCGGCGGCGGTGGAGGCTGCGCAGTGCCCGTCCGTCGGCGCCCCCGTGATCAAGCTCGGCCACAGCGACCCGAAGGCGTGGCCGGGCGAGCCCGCGGTCGGGCGGGTCACGAACATGGCGCTGGCCGCCGAGGGGTCCAAGATCACGGGCGACCTGGCGGGGCTGCCGGGCTGGCTGGGGCCGGTCATGACCTCGGCCTACCCGAACCGCTCGATCGAGGGCGCGTGGGATTTCGCCTGCCAGATCGGCCACGTCCACCCGTTCGTCATCACGGCGCTGGCGCTGCTCGGCACGCACCGGCCGGGCGTCGGGGTGCTGTCCAGCCTCGACGACGTGGCCGCGCTGTACGGCGTGGCCGCAGCCAGGGGCACGCCGCGCGAGACGTGGCGGCTGAGCATCAGCGGAGGAGCCATGCCGGGCACCATCCTGGCCGCCGGGGTCACCACGGAGGACGTGCGGCGTGCCTACTTCGACAGCGGCAGCACGCCGTACTCCTACTGGATCACCGAGATGCAGATGGACCCGCCGCAGCTCATCGTCTGCGACGACGCCACCAGCAAGGTGTACCGGGTGCCGGTGACGATCAAGGGCAGCGACATCACGTTCGGCGACGCGCAGGAAGTCGAGGTCGAGTACGTCGATTTGAAAGCCGCGGCCGAGCGGATGAAGGCCGGGAAGGTGGCGGCGGCGTGGGCCTCGGCCGCGTCCAGCCGCGAGGGCGTGAAGCGGAAGGCCGCCTGGGACCACCGGGCCGCGGCGGGGCGGCTGGCCAGGCTCCGCATCACGCGGGCCGCCATCGCCAGCGACACCGACGCCGACGAGAACGTCCAGAAGCTGCTCGCCAGCCTGGACGCCACCCTGGACGAGGCCAGCGAGCTCGGCGCCGGCATCGACCGCACCAGCGTGTCCGAGGAAGCCGCCCAGGCGCTCGATCTGATCACCGCGGCCGAGGCGCTTGCCGACCAGCTGATGGAACTCCTCGGCGTCTACGACCCGGATGACGCGGGCGGCGCCGAGGCAGGCGGCCCGCACGGCGCCTACACCGGCACGCACAGCCATCCGCACGCCGCGCTCGGCGCGCAGGGCGGCGACGCCACCCACGACCACTCGCACACCCATTCGGGTGACGCGGTGCACAACCACGCCCACGCGGGCGCCGGCAAGAGCAAGAGCAAGGCCAAGGCGGGCGCCAGCCCGGAGAGAAAGGGAGGTGACTCCGACGTGGAGCTGACCGATGACCAGAAGGCGGCCCTCCGCGCAGCGCTGGGCCTGGCAGAAGACGCCGAGCTGACCGCCGAGGAGCTGGTTGCGGGCGCCTCGAAGCTGGCCGAGCAGCACGCCACCGCGCAGGCCGCGGCCTCGCGCAAGCTGCCGGCCGGCGTCATCGCCGTGGAGCAGGAGGCGTGGGACAACATGAACAAGCGGGTCCAGGCCGGCGAGGCCGCCCGCGCCGCGCAGCTCCGCGACCAGCGCGACACCGTCATCCAGGCCGCCATCCGCGACGGCAAGCTCAGCCCGGCCCGGCGCAAGCACTGGGAGCGGCTGTGGGACGCCGACCCGGACGGCACCAGGGAGGTGCTGGCGGGGCTGGCCAAAAATGTAGTCCCGGTCGATGACATCGGCTCGGCGGGCGGCTCGATGTCCGACGAGCTGCTCGACGAGGAATACCGGTCGCTGTTCCCGCCCGGTTTCCCGGCCAAGAACTGACCGGCCATGCCTGACTACACCCCGCCCTTCCCCCGGGGCCGCGAGATCACGCTGACCGTCTCGGTGGCCTGCTCCGGCGGCGACCTGCTGGCGGTATCGGGCTCCGGCACGGTCGCGCCGTGGGTGCCGGCCGCCACGCCGTCCACCAAGATCATCGGCGTCGCCGCCAATGACACGCCGGTCAACGGGCGGGTCACGGTGTGGGGCTTCGGGCCGGTGCACGAGTCGCTCGCGGACGGCACGGTCACCGCCGGGGACCAGATCGTCGCCGCCTCCACCGCCGGCCGGCAGGTCAAGACCGCCCCGGCGGTCACCACGCCGACGGCCGGCGACGTGACCAACACCCGGTCGATCCTCGGCATCGCGCTGACGACAGCGGCCGACAACGTCAAGGTCCGCTGGATGCAGGCGCTCGGCTGAGCGCCGGATAGGAGCCACGAAATGGGTGACTACACCCCGGTCAACAACGCCGAGACGTTCACGCTGACCGCGTCGGCGACCATCACGGGCGGCCAGCTCTGCACCGCCTCGGGCAACAACACGTGCGCGCCGTCCACTACGGGCGACCACCCGGTCGGCGTGGCGCTGCACGACGCGCCCTCGGGCGGCCGGGTGACGCTGGCGATGATCTCTTCCGTCGTCCACGAGGTCGCCATCCAGAACACGATCGTGCTCGCGGCGAACTCGCCGGTCATCGCCGGGACGGCCGGGACGGTGGCGCTCGGCTCGACGCTGGCAGCTGCCGCCGCCGCCGGGACGCTGATCGGCATCTGCACCGTCGGCGGCACAGGCAACGCGGGCCTGACTGTCAAGGCACGTTTCGTCGGGATCGGCTAAGCGGTCCCGCCCAACCACCCGTCAAAGGGAAGGAATGATCACAGATGCCCGGTTCGTATCCGGCAGCACCCCCGACCCTGTCGGGTGACCTCGAGACCATCTCCAGGTTCCTCAGCTCGCCGACGCAGATCCGGCGCCGGCTCAGGGACTACACCGACCTGCGGTTCGTCGCCGACCAGATCCTGACCCAGCGGTTCCGCACGTCAGGCGGGGCGGCGCTGTACGAGCTGTCCGAGCCGTTCGTGACCGACCGCGCGGTGGAGGCCGTCGGCGCCGGGGCGGAGTACCCGTACGCCAACATGCCGACCGGCACGGCCGGCATCGCGGCGGTGTCCAAGTGGGGCCAGAAAGTCCCGGTCACCGATGAGGAGATCGCCCGGAACATCTACGCCGGGCAGACCGTCGACCGGGCGCTCCGCAAGACGGTGAACTCGATCATCAAGCAGGTCGACGGCGTCGCCATGTCGGCGATCGCCTCGGCCGTGACCGCGTTCGTGCCCGCGTCGGGCACGGCGGGCACCACCGTGTCGAACTGGGGCTCGCCCAGCACCGGGCCGCGCATCCTGTTCGACATCCTCAACGCCAAGGCGAAGGTCTTCGCGACCAACCTGGGCTACAAGCCGGACACGCTGCTGGTCGATGACCTGCACTACGCCTACATGATGTCCGACACCGCGGTGACGAACGCGCTGCGCCGCGAGGACAGCAACAACCCGATCTACACCGGCCAGATCGAGATCATCGCCGGCCTGACGATCGTGGTCTCGCCGTCGGCGGTGGCGGCGGTGCCCTACGTGCTGGACTCCCAGCAGCTCGGCGGGATGGCCGACGAGATGGACGCCGCGCCCGGCTACGCGATGGACCAGCTGGCGGTGCAGATCAAGTCGATCCGGATCGACGCGAACGACAAGTGGGATCTGCAGGGCCGCCGCAAGACCGTCCCGATCGTCCAGGAGCCCGGCGCGGCCTGCTTCATCGGCGCCACCGGCTTCGTGGCCTGAGCCGCGCCGCCCTGCCGGGCACGCGGAGAGGAGAACCTGATGGCCGCTCAGAAAGCGCCGAAGGACTATGTGGTCACGGGCGAGTACGTGACCACCAAGACGATGACCACCGAGGGCTGGCGGGTGATCGGCCTGTACCGCGGCGCGCCCGTCCCGGCCGACATCCCGCAGGAAGATCTCGATCACCTGCTGCGGATGGGCCTCGTGCACGAGGCCGGCTGGACGCCCCCGGACCCGGCGGATACGAGCGCCGCGACCGCCGCGTCCTACGCGGCCGGGCTGCTCGCCCAGGCCGAGGCCGAGCTGGAGAAGGCGCAGCGCGCCCGCGACGACGCCAAGGCGGGCGTTGAGCGGGTGAAGGCGCATGAGCAGCAGGCGAAGGCCGACGCCGGGAAAGCCGCCGCAGAAGCGGACGCGCGGGCCGCCGCGGCAGCGGCTCAGGCTGCCGCCGAAGAGAAGGCTGCCGCCGACGCGGCAGCCAAGGCGGAAGCCGCTGCCGCGAAATCCGCCGCCAGGGCCGGGGCAAAGGGAGGCTGATCCGTGGCGGAGGCGTGGGCGCCTGCCCTCGACGACGTTGCCCGGCACATCCCGCGGCGGACGCGGGACACGATGACGCCGGGCAGCGACGCGACGCTGGGCACGTTCACCGCCTCCACCACCCCGACCGACGCCCAGGCTCAGTCGGTCATCGATGACGCCTGCTCGGCCGTGCTCGCCGCGGCAGGGCCGGTCCCCGCGGCGGGGATGCCGAACGCGCCGCTGGTGCAGCAGGCCGCCCGCACCGCCGCCGAATGGCGGGCCGCGGCCGACATCGAGATCGCCTACCCGGTGCGCGACGCCGACGTGCGGGTGTTCGACCAGCTGAACCTCCGCGCGAGCGCCGCGCTGCAGACGCTGCTGAACGTGATGGCGCAGACGCAGACCGGCGCGATCGAGCCGGTGCCGCTGTGGATGAGCCCGGACCCGCCGCCGTGGGCCGACACCAGCCCCGGCTCGGGCACCGAGCTCGTCATCGGCTTCCGGAGCGGGTGAGCGAATGCCAGCACGGGAGGACATTCACGTGGTCTGGGATGAGGCCGCGGTGAAGGCGTGGACGGAGCACAGCCCGCAGTGCCAGGCCGCCCTCGCCCGCCTCGTCGCCCAGATCACGCTCACGATGAAGGCCGCCATCCCGGTCAGCAAGGTCCAGACCGTCTACGCCAACCCGGTCACGACCGGCGGCGGGAAGGTGCGCCACCAGGGCGACCTGCCGCTGCGGCCGTCCGGCTTCCTGCGCTCGAGCGTGCACGCGCTGCGGCTGAGCGGCGGCGACATCCTGATCGGCCCGACCGCGCCCTACGCGGCGTTCGTGGATCAGGACACCCGGCCGCACATCATCCGCTCGCACGGGCCGTGGCCGCTGCGGAACCGGGCGACCGGGCAGGTCTTCGGGCCGGTCGTGCATCACCCGGGCACGACGGGCCATCACTTCATCGAGAAGGCCGCCGCGTCGGTACAGGGGACGAGGCTCCATGTGTAGCGCGGCCCTGAGAGCGCCCGTACGGCTGCGGCCGGACGCACCCTCATCCGTGCCCGCGAGCAGCCGCGCCGCTCAGCGTGGCGCTGGCG